ATATACATTGCAAGCTCACCAGTATCCGAGTTATACCAAAAAGATCCAACTTCTATTGTTCCAGGTGGGGCAATATTATCATAATAAAATGGATAAGGTCCGGTTGAACCAGTTTGACCAGTTGGACCAGTATCACCAGTTGGACCAGTATCACCAGTCGGTCCGGTATCACCAGTCGGTCCGGTATCACCAGTCGGACCAGTCCCTAAAGGTCCGGTATCTCCAGTTGGACCAGTTGGACCTGTGTCTCCAGTAGGTCCGGTTGGACCTGCTGCTCCAGGTAAAGGAGTAATTATATAGCTATAATTTTGTGAACCTTCCGAGTAAAAATATACGTCTGATGTACTGCCAGTATTATTCGTAACAATCACTTTTACAACAAATCTCGTGTTAGTATTTGTTGCAGATGTTGGTATAATAACGTCTGTATAAACCATCAAAGGAGAAGATGGATTGGCGGGTAAAGTCGCAGGAATAACGTCAGATGTAAATAAAGGACCTGCCTCGATAACTCCATTCCAACTATATACTTCTGCATATACTGAATATGAGCCCGTAATAGTAGCATTCAGGTGAAGATAGAATCCTAATCTTCCACCTGGTATGGTAGTTACTCCAGGATCATTTAGATCTGTTACATATTCTGCGACAATATCAGTCGATCCGTTTGTTATTGTTTGAAAAACACTAGTTTCAGTGGAACCTGATTGATTAGGAGATATTTCATAATATGTACCAGATGGAATCGGAAGCTCTCCTAAATTTGAGGTATTAAAATAATAAATCTTTCCGGTGCTAAATCCCTGAGGTCCAATTGGGCCAGTGTCTCCAGTGTCTCCAGTAGGACCAGTCGGTCCAGTATCTCCAGTCGGTCCAGTATCTCCAGTAGGACCGGTTGAACCAGTATCTCCAGTAGGACCAGTTGGTCCAGTATCTCCAGTTGGACCCGTGTCTCCAGTATCTCCAGTAGGACCCGTGTCTCCAGTATCTCCAGTCGGACCAGTCGGTCCAGTATCTCCAGTAGGACCCGTGTCTCCAGTATCTCCAGTTGCACCAGTCGGACCTGTGTCTCCGGTAGGTCCAGTCGGACCTGTGTCTCCAGTATCTCCGGTAGGTCCAGTTGGACCTGTGTTTCCGGTTGCCCCAGTAGGACCGGTTGAACCCGTGTCTCCAGTCGGACCGGTGTCTCCTGTGTTCCCAGTAGGACCCGTTTGACCTGTATTTCCAGTTGGGCCAGTTGGGCCAACCGGTAGAGCTTGAGATGCCCATTGATATGAATTGCCGTCGTTTATATAATAATATTGCTCTCCAGTGTCTGAATTATACCAAACTGCTCCTAAAGAAATTGAAGCTGGATTTCCTCCATCATTTGGAATAGTATTTTGATAATAAAAATCATATCCATTGATACCTAATAGATCGAATATTTGACCATTTTCATCAGTGTAATAAACCGTTTGAGTAGTAGGAGTAGTGTTAGTTTCTAAACCAGGCTGACCTATCCATACAATCCCTTGATTATTTCCAGGTGTTGGATACGGGAACGGACTCCCGTCTAGTTCAGTTAAGGTTAAGAATCCATTAGATCCTGCTCCCGTTAAACTTACCCATCCTCTGCCATCTAAATATCCTATAAAATCTTCGCCAAATTCAGGTCTCTGATTCTGTATACCAGTATATATGATTTCACCAGGAACTCCAATATCTGGCCAATCTGGAAAATCAGTAAGTCTCTGTCTTTTAGTTTCAGCTACTTTAACTAATAATTCCTGACCGGTTAATTTACCTAGAGAATTTATAGTAAGAGTAGGGATCCCGTCAAGGGTCATTGATATAGTGTCAGTTATCTCTAATAAGGTAAACTTTCCCTTATATAGAGACATTGAATTACTAACCTCATCATAGTTAATATTCGATAGAAACTCAAGATTACCTTCTGATAAATTCTTAAAGTTTAAGTTAGTAATATCTATGATTGAAGTTAAACTTGCATTACTAAGTTTTCTAATACTTTTAAGATTGGTATACACCGCCATTTAGCGTCTCTTATTTTTATTTATTTATTAAAATTTTTTCAGATTATTCACTAGGAGGGAAATCAGAATCAATCCAATCCCCATTAATTATGGTATCGGTTCCGTTTAGTTTCTGATATGAACCAAATTGTCTAATTACATTTCCTTTAGGTCTAGTAGAAGAATCTTCAAAGCTAGGATAATAGGTCTCCATGTCAATTGAAAAAGTCATAGTAACGTAGGTATCATCTGCATAAGTAAAACTATACTTCTTATCGTTAGATATAGTTTCTGGGAATGTGATTTGGGCTGGAATTCTAATTCCTCGGTATTGAAAGTAGAGCACTCTATTTTTATAGTAATAATCAAATATTTTTTCTATAATTTTAAAGGTTTTATTTAAATTATCCGCCTTAATTTTAATGTCAAATTTTAAAGACATTGGTAAACTAAAAAGCCTAGAAGAATAGGCCTTCATTACCTTTTGATCGTTCTCATTCCTTTCTTCTTGAGTAAAGGTTCCTCTAACAAATTTATTCGTAATATCAGATGATTTTATTTGAAAACTATTTAGGGTAACTATTCCTCTGGGAACCACGTCATAGTTTCCTTCTGCAAAATCAGGATATTTGCAATCATCAGGTACCTCTGTGAAAAAATCTCTCATGAATCCTTGACTACCTGCAAAATTATAGAAGAAAGGTATTTCATGTTTCTCTATCTTGCCTTCTCTTACCATATCAATTATTATTTCTCGATTAAGTAGATCTAATAGGGAAAGAGTGGCATTTCTTAAGAAGATATCCTGCGTATTTTGATTCTGTATGTTTTCGTGATTTGATGATTTCATATATATTATCTATTTTTACCGATATAAGGAAGATTCAATTGAGGTTTACAATTATCAATAATCAATAGCTTTGATTCATCTTTTATGTATTGTTGACTCAATATAAAATCATGCTCATCCTCCTTTAACATAGTATTGAATAATCTGATATTGCTCATTAGCATGTTAGAAGAAGGTATATAGTATTTTTGATCTATTAAATTAAATTCTTGTGGTTGAAAGTCTCCCTGTGAATTTAATATTTGAACAAAATCAGTATGATTCATAATATCTGCCGGATCCTCCTTAATTGAATATATGAATCCGCCAATTTGTTTAAATTCGTTAGATACTGATATCACAAGTGCATGCCATTCTCCAGATACAAAATTATTAACTAGGAATTGCTTCTGGAATCCATTTATTTCTACTAATATATTCAGATCCCCCTCTGGTTCAGTTCCGATATATCTTATAAACTGTCCAGATATTCTTATTCCAGCTCCTGTTTCATTATCCCATCCATTTATAAATTGCAATATGTCCGCATTTGAATTAACATTAAACAGAGCGGTAAAGGAAATATTACTCAAATCAGTCAGATTAAACTGCGGCTCCGCGTTGTAAATTACAGAAGGCTCTCTTACTTTAAATTTAACCACTGGGTTTCCATTTTCATCAAATGTAGTCATAATCGGACGCTGTTTCTTAAATGAAAGATCTGAGTATGCTTCAATTCTAATATATCTGCCAGATTCAGATTGGCCCACATGATTAGGTATTGTATCAATTGGACCTCGTACTCTGATAAATTTAAAGTTATTTCCACTTACATTCTTATCGGTTGTGATAAGGAAATTATTTCTCCAACTAATAAACGGATCAGAGCTCTGATAAGCAAGTACTGTGTTATAACTACCAGGATCCCCTGGATTTAAGCTAGGAAGACTTACTAGGTTGACATCAGATGCGATCGTCGGTGAGCCTGTAGTGAGCCTATAAGTGGCATCAGTTGGGCTAATAGAGGAGAGATCGTAGTAATTTTCAATTAAACTATTATGATTGAATGTATATTTTAAGGGCCTTAATCTTAATTCAGGATGGATTGAGTTTCTAGACGAATCAAATCTTCGACTGATGACTTGATACTGTTGTGGCATAGTTCCATCTTTGATATCTGCCTCAACTTCTTCTCTAAATAATTCCTCAGCTGACTGTATAACATTATCCAAGAAATGTCTAGTGTCATCAGTAAGCAGCATGTCGATATTGGGATTGTATTTCTTAAGGCTTATTTTCCAAAAAACAGGAGTCATCATAATAGAGGACCTATTTATGTAAGATCCCTGTACTTCATACATTCTATTCAGGAGAGGAAAATATAAGAAGTCTCTATGTCTAGGCTGAGACGCCTTTCCAAAAATAGATTGAAAATATCTATGATCAATGTGGATCTCAAAAGGTAATTGAAATTCCAATTCAAATTCAGAAAATTTAGGATCCATGGAAGGAAACTTATTTCCGGGCACCATGACTTTAATACATTTACGATCCACGTTTTTATAGAGGGTCCACTCTTTAAAGATATAGTCTCCACTATCAGATTCCGGCACTGTTCTAAAATAAACCACCTCGTGACCGTATACTTTGTTAGTATAAAAAGAGAGTTCTTTGAACATATTAACCGCACTGTCTACTTGATAGGGTCTAAATTTAGGATCAGCATTGGTTATAATAGTGCTACATCTTTCGTCTGAACATATCACAACAGGAGCAAACGTATTCTGTGTGCTTGTCGTAACTGAATTTAGGAATCTTAATTTTATTTCATTGATCTCAATGATTGAACCTAATTCACCAGTTGTTCCGTCATCGTATTCATACTTAATCTCGAAATAAAAGTCAGATCCGTCTTCAAATATGATATTAGCGGCCTCTCCAATATTACCAGGCTCCACCTCATACCATAGGGACCAGTCTAGTGAATTCCTAGAGTATCTTAAATATCTTCTTAGGTAATTCAGGTCAACT